GCCGAGGAACGGCAGGCCCGCGGCAAGGACACTGGCACTGTCAGGTTCGATGATGGCGATTTCACCATCGTCGCGGACCTGCCGAAGCGTGTCGAGTGGGATCAAGCGCAGCTCGCCGCGGTGGTCGAGCGCATCCGCGCCACCGGCGACGATCCCGCTCAGTATGTCGACATCGCGATCAAGGTGCCCGAGCGCAAATATACGGCCTGGCCCGACGTGATCCGGGCCGAATTCGAGCCGGCGCGCACCGTGAAGACCGGCACGCTGAAGGTCGAGATCGTTCCTCAGGAGGGCGATCAATGACCGCGCTCACCCCTATACATGGCCCCGGCCAGGACCTGCCCGGCCTCATCGAACGCGCAGCGGCCATGCTGTCGGGGGCCAGGACCGCCGCGGAGGTTCTGGAGGCCCGAGAAGCGGCCGGGCTGGCCTATGACGTCGCCAAGCGCGCCGCACGCATGAAGAGCGCCAAGTCGGCGCATGACGATCTGGTTGCCGCCGCGCACCGTGCGCAGGCCGACGCTCTCGAGATCGAGGCCGCCGCGAAGCGCCGTCTGGCCGACGAATACGCCGCGGCACAGGCACGGGGTGAGGTTCAGCGCGCTGGCGGGGACAGGACGAGCATTGTTGCAGACCAAAACAATGCTCCGACGACGGATGAGCTCGGCTTGCGCCGAGACCAGACCCGCGATGAAACCGACGCCGCGCCGGCGCGGACGGAGGTGCTGTCATGACCGGCGCGCTTCCCATCATCACCGCCGACCAGCGGCTGGCGGAAACCCGCGGCATCAAGGGCGTGATCTTCGGCCCTTCGGGGATCGGCAAGACCAGCCTGCTCTGGACGTTGAAAAACTCGACCACGCTGTTTTTCGATCTCGAGGCCGGCGATCTGGCCATCGAAGGGCTGGGCGTGGATGTGATCCGCCCCCGGACATGGGCGGAATGCCGGGATTTCGCGGTGTTCATCGGCGGGCCCGATCCGGCGCTGCGGGGCGACCAGCCCTACAGCCAGGCGCATTTTGACGCGGTCTGCGCGAAGTTCGGCGATCCGGCCGTGCTGGAAAAGTACGACACGGTGTTCATCGACTCGATCACCGTGGCGGGGCGGCTCTGCTTTGGCTGGTGCAAGGGCCAGCCCGAGGCCCATTCGGAAAAGACCGGCAAGCCCGATGTGCGCGGCGCGTACGGCCTGCATGGCCGCGAGATGATCGCCTGGCTCACGCACCTCCAGCACACGCGGGCGAAGAATGTCTGGTTCGTCGGCATCCTCGACCAGAAGCTCGACGACTTCAATCGCCCGGTGTTCCAGCCGCAAATCGACGGCTCCAAGACCGGGCTCGAGCTGCCGGGCATCGTGGACCAGGTCATCACCATGGCCGAGTTCAAGGCCGAGGATGGCGCCCTGCAGCGCGGCTTTGTTTGCCAGACCCTGAACCCCTGGGGCTATCCGGCCAAGGACCGCTCCGGGCGGCTCGAGATGCTCGAGGCCCCCCATCTGGGTCGGCTGATGGACAAGATCCGCGGCCCGCTCGTGCCCGAAGAACGCCGGCTGACCTACCAGGCCCCCGAGCTTCCGGCACCGCCCAAGGCGCAGGCAACCCCCAATTCCAATCCCTCCAACTGAAAGGACGACCCCCATGTCTCTCTGGAACGATTTCAACGACGCGCAAACCAACGCCAACGTCATCCCCAAGGGCACGCTGGCCAAGGTGCGCATGACGATCCGCCCGGGTGGGTTCGACGATCCCGCGCAGGGCTGGACCGGCGGCTATGCAAAGCGGGCCTCCACCGGCGCCGTCTACCTCGATGCCGAATACACGGTGCTCGAGGGGCCCTATGCCAAGCGCAAGATCTGGTCGCTGATCGGGCTCTATAGCCCCAACGGCCCGAACTGGGCCAATATGGGCCGCAGCCTCGTGCGGGGCATGCTGAACTCGTCGCGCGGGATTTCCGACAAGGACAATTCGCCCGAGGCACAGGCCGCGCGGCGCATCAACGGGTTTGCCGATCTCGACGGGATCGAGTTCGTCGCCCGGATCGATGTCGGCAAGGACGCGAGCGGGGAGGACCGAAACGAGATCAAGAGCGCGGTCATGCCCGATCATCGCGACTATGCGCAGCTCATGGGGCATGGCACCGCGCCGATGGCACCCGGGACGGCATATGCGCCGCCAGCATCCCAACCCGGCGCACCCGCGCAACAACCCCAGACGCCGACGCAGGGCCAAGGCGCACCCGCGCAGCATGGGCCGTCCTCGCAGGCGCCTGCCGGGCCCGGCTTTTCCGGCCGTCCCAGCTGGGCCGAGTGAGGGGCACCGCCATGCGCCTTCGCCCCCGTCAGAAACTCTTTGTCGAGCGCAGCCTGTCTGCGCTCGGCCCCCGCGACAACACGCTCGGGATCGCGCCAACCGGTGCGGGCAAGACGATCATGTTGTCGGCGGTCACCGGAGAAAGGATCGGCGACAGCGCCGCCAAGGCCTGCGTGCTCGCGCATCGCGACGAGCTGACCGCGCAGAACCGCGACAAGTTCGCCCGGGTCAATCCGGACGTGACCACCTCGGTGCTGGATGCAACCACCAAGTCCTGGGGCGGCCAGGTCACTTTTGCCATGGTGCCCACGCTGGCCCGCGGGGCCAATCTGGCTGCCATGCCCAAGCTGGACCTGCTGGTGATCGACGAGGCGCATCACGCCGCCGCCGACAGCTACCGGCGCATCATCGACCGCGTCCGGGATGCCAACCCGGACGCCCGGATCTTCGGGGTGACGGCCACCCCGAACCGGGGCGACAAAAAGGGGCTGCGCGCGGTTTTCGACAATGTCGCCGATCAGGTGCGGCTGGGCGAGCTGATCGCCTCGGGTCATCTCGTGCCGCCGCGCACCTTCGTCATCGATGTGGGTGTCGAGGACAAGCTCAGGGCGGTGCGCAAGACGGCGTCGGATTTCGACATGGGTGAGGTGGCCGAGATCATGGACCGCGCGCCGATCACCGAGGAAGTGGTGCGCCACTGGCGCGAGAAAGCCGGGGACAGACAAACCGTCGTGTTCTGCTCCACCGTGGCGCATGCCGCGCATGTGGCCGAGGCGTTCAATGCCGCCGACATCCCCGCCGGGCTGATCCATGGCGATCTGCCGGGGGAGGAACGCCGCAACATCCTGGCCGCCTTTGCGAGGGGCGACATCCGCGTCATCACCAACGTGGCCGTGCTCACCGAGGGCTGGGACCACCCGCCGACCTCCTGCGTCGTGCTGTTGCGGCCCAGCTCCTACAAATCCACGATGATCCAGATGGTCGGGCGCGGCTTGCGCACGATCGACCCGGCGGACCATCCCGGTGTGGTCAAGACCGATTGCGTGGTGCTGGATTTTGGCAGCTCCAGTCTCACGCACGGCACGCTGGAGCAGGATGCCGATCTCGACGGCAAGACCGAGGCCGGCGAGGCGCCGTCCAAGACCTGTCCCTCCTGCCAGGCCGAGATCCCGCTGGCCGCGGGGGAGTGTCCGATCTGCGGTGAGACGCTGGTCGACCCGGACGAGGACGCAAGCGAGAGCCTTGAAGGGGCACTTGGCGGCGCCCTGTCAGGCTTCCTGATGACCGAGATCGATCTGCTGAAGCGGTCCAGTTTCGAATGGGTCGATCTGTTTGGCACCGAGGACGCGCTGCTGGCCACCGGCTTTTCCGCCTGGGGCGGTGTCTTATGGCTCGACGGGCTGTGGTACGCCATCGGCGGCACGCGCGGTGCGCAGCCCCAACTGCTGGGCATCGGCGAGCGGTCCGTGTGCCTCGCGCAAGCCGATGATTGGCTCAATGACCACGAGACCGACGAGAGTGCGTTCAAGACACGCGGGTGGCTGACCCAGCCCGCCACCGAAAAGCAGCTGCAATATCTCTCGCCCGATGCGCGCAGCGATTACGGACTGACGCGCTACAAGGCCTCGGCGCTCATGACCTTCGGCTTCAACAAGCGCGCGATCCGGCAGTTGATCCTGAGCGCGGCCCCGACCGAGCGGGAGGCCGCGTGAGCCATGTCGCGCAAATCCCGCCCGCGCCCGCAGAGGCTGCGGACCCATCGGGCCGTGACCGGCTCTGGCACCCCCGTGGCGCGCTCTGCGCGGTCTGCACATCGCGCACACGCGGCTTTGGCTGGTTCGATCCCAACCAACCCCGCGCAAAACGCACATACCGCTGGTTCTGCTCATTGGGCTGCCAGTCGGCCTTCACCCATAAAGTCAGGAAAGGACTGCACATGGTTGATTTTACTGAAGAAGAGACGCAGGTGCTGCCTGCCGTGATGCGCGCGCTCGCGCCCGAGATGGAGCGCAAGGGCTGGGATCGGCCGCTGGGCCAGCTGAGCCAGAACGACATGCACCGGCTGATCGTCATCACCATCGAGGCCTTTCGCGCCGAGATGTTCGAGATCGCCAGCAACTCGGAGGTCCCGTTCTAATGCTGGACTACAACCATCGCCCCAGCTTCGCCGAACGGGTCAACGGGACCATCGATGCGGCCCTGACCGCCGAGAATGCCAGTCGATCACCCCGCGATTACCTCGGCGGCTCGCGCCTCGGGCAGGCTTGCGAACGCGCGCTGCAATTCGAGTTCACGGCCACACCCAAGGATGAGGGCCAGGATTTCTCGGGCCAGCTGCTGCGCATCTTTGCCATCGGCCATGTGCTCGAGGATCTGGCGGTCGCCTGGCTCCGGCAAGCAGGGTTCGATCTCTACACCCGCAAGGGCAACCGACCCGATGGCGGCCAGTTCGGCTTCTCGGTCGCGGGCGGGCGTATCCGCGGCCATGTCGACGGCATCGTCGCCGCCGGGCCCGAGGACTTTGGCTTGGCCGTTCCCGCGCTCTGGGAATGCAAGACCATGAACGCGAAGAACTGGCGCGCCTGCGTCAAGGACGGCGTTGCTGTCGCAAAGCCCGTCTATGCTGCCCAGATCGCCGTCTACCAGGCGTACATGGAACCGCAGGTCATCGGAATTTCCGCCGCGCCCGCGCTCTTCACCGCGATCAACAAGGACACGGCCGAGCTGCACCATGAGCTTGTGCCCTTCGACGCCGATCTCGCGCAGCGCATGTCGGATCGCGGCGTGCGCATCCTGCAAGCCACGGATGCGGGCGAGTTGCTGCCCCGCGTCGCGCAAAACCGTGATTTCTACGAGTGCCGCTTTTGCCCTTGGGCGGAGCGCTGCTGGGACCTGCCGACATGAGCGACGCTCCCGACGACCCGCCTGACTCCCCAAAAGACACCGAGGATGCCGCCATGAGCACCGATCATGACGACCCGCACACCCTGTCGGACGACACGCCATCCAAGGAGACGCCCAAGGAAAACCTGGTCCATTTCAACCCGTGGCGCGATTTCAACGACGCAGCCCCGCAGATCGATGTGTTCGGCGATGAGCCCGACCCCGAGCTGATCGCACAATTCATGGAGGTGGTCTTCGGCTACTCGGAGGGGCTGATCCCGGTGCGCAGCTTCATCGACAAGGGCCAGGGCATCGATGGACGCCCGCACAACATCTGGATCGAGGCTGATGACGCCGTGGCCGACAAGATGGCCACCTTCGCAACATGGGCCGCGCGCGAGGGTGCGGCGGTCTATGTGATCCCCGGCACCGTGGCCGAGCCCGGCCAGGCCCGCGCGGCGGAAATCCTGCAAATGCAGACCGTGGTGGTCGATCTCGACACCGGCGATATCGCAGCAAAGCGCGCCCATCTCGAACGCCACCTTGGCGCGCCGACCATGGTGGTCGAGAGCGGCGGCGTGACGCCCGAGGGCCAGCGCAAGGCCCATGTCTGGTGGAAACTGACCGAGCCCGCCGAGGGCAGCGACATGGCCCGTGTGACCCGTCTGCGCGGCGACATCGCGGCCAAGGCCGGCGGCGACATGCATTTTCGCTCGGCGCACCAGCCGATCCGGGTGGCGGGCTCGGTCCATTACAAGAACAACCTCAAGACACAGGTCCGCATCGTCGAGTTGAACGCAGATCACGAACGCGATCTGGACGAGCTCATGGAGGCCGTCACCGACATGCCGCCCGCGCCTGGCGTGTCGCTACAGCCAGAGTTCACCCATCCCGACAAGCCCGCCGTCGACGATGTGCTGGTGACCCCGGTGCGCGAGGGCGCCGCCGATGACTGGTCGCGCTTCGAGGGCGCCTCGGCGGCCATCGGCCATTTCATCCGCATGGTCCATGAGGGCCGCATGTCGAAGGAGGCCGGCTGGGAGGGGATCTGCGGCTATAACGCCGCCATGCTGCGCCCACAGTGGTCCGTGGAACGGCTCAAGCGCGAGTCCGAGCGGCTCTGGGCACTGCATGTCGAGAAGAATGGCCCACCGCTGGTGCGGCTCGACAGCGGCGCACCGTCACCGGATGAGTTGCCCGTCTTCAGCCTTGGCGCGCTGCTCGACGACGACAGCCCGATGCCCGCCGACATCATCGCGCCGCGCGTGCTGACGCCCGGTGGTCTGCTAGTGCTGGGCGGCGCGCCCAAGGTGGGCAAGAGCGATCTCTTGATCTCCTGGCTGGTGCACATGGCCGCAGGGCATCCATTCCTTGGCTTCACGCCGCCACGGCCGCTGCGCATCTTCTATCTGCAGGCCGAGATCCAGTATCACTATCTGCGCGAGCGCCTGCGCCAGATCGCCCTGCCGCCAGAGGTTTTGTCCTCGGCGCGCGACACATTCGTGGCCACGCCGAAACTGAAGCTGCTGCTCAATGAAGAGGGCAGCGTGCAGGCTGCCCGTGCGATCCGGACCGCCTTTCCGGAGGCGCCGCCGGACATCATCTGCGTCGATCCGATCCGCAACCTCTTCGATGGCGGCCCCGATGGCGGCGGCGAGAACGCCAACACCGCCATGATGTTCTTCCTGAAAGACCGGGTGGAGGTGCTGCGCGATCATATCGATCCCGATTGCGGGGTGATCCTGGTCCACCACACGCGCAAGCTGTCCAAGCACCAGGGCAAGGAGGACCCGTTTCTGGCCCTGTCCGGCGCCAGCGCGCTGCGCGGTTTCTACACCTCCGGCCTCATCCTGCACCGTCCCGACGAGGATGCATCGGAGCGCAAGCTGGAGATCGAGCTCCGCAACGGCCCCGCGCTCGAGCCCAAGCTCATCGACAAGCGTGGCGGCGAATGGGTCGAACTGAACCCGATGAACGAGCGGCTGGTGCGTCAGGATGTCGGCGCAAGGCATGACGCCGAGCGGAATCGTAAACGCGATGTGATCCTGAGCCTGCTCTTCGATGAAGCAGCCGAGGGGCGCGTCTACACGTCAACGCAGTTCGGCGCGGGCTTCGAGAACCAGCATGGGCTCGGCAGCGAGTTCACCATTCGCCAGCGGATCAATGTCCTCGCGTCAAAGGGCTTCGTGAAATTCCGACGCGATATGGCCGAACACGGCTTCCCCGCGACCAAGTCACACTTTGGCTACCTCTGCGTCGAAGGCATGCGGTTCGGCCGCGATCGGGTGATCGATCCCGAGACCGGCGAGGTCCTGGCCGAGGGCGAAATGGTCCTGCCGACCCACTTCAAATGCCCCCATTCCGGCCGTGCCAGGGAGGTCGAGAACCCGGCGATCTGGGTCTATCCGGAGGGGGTCGATGAATGACTTTGTCATATGACAGAGGCCACTGTCATCCTCATGCCTCTGTCATGAACTCAATGAAATCAACAACTTGATGATGACGATGACAGTGGCCTCTGTCATGCCCCTCTGTCATCAAAAACGGGAGAAAGTGAAATGAAACCAGAGACTTGCAAGGGTATGATGAGAGAGAGTGTGACTGCCTATACTAAGTATGAGGGGGGCGGACGCCGTCCCGCCCCCTCATACAACGATAGTAACCGCGCGACGCCTGTGTCGGATGCTGTGGGTGGTCGTGACAAAAGGTCCCCCAAATCCCGGACCCCGCGTGTCGTGCACAAGATCAATTTCCGTGTTCTGCCGCTTCCGGGGACCGTGCTGATGCATGAGGGTCAGCGCTATGTCGCGATAGGCTCGGACCTGCACAAACGCCGCGACGGCGAGATCGTTCCAATAATCTGTTGGGAGAGCCACTGCGCTGAATGCAGCAGGCCCTTCGAATGCTGGAGTGGCATGCGATCGGGAACGCTGAACCGGCGCTGCCCTGAGCATCATGCCCCCGGCAAGGCTGTCGCTGCATCCGGCCGTAAACATGTGGCGAAGCACATCAGCAAACGCGGAAAGCGCAGGACGTCCTGAGACCCATCCGACGACGGCGGCCGGTACCGCCAAGCATCAACCGCCGTCGTCTTCCACCCGAGCAGCCCACCAGAAAAGGAGACCACTCATGGCTGATACGACTCTCGCCACCGCCGCGATCGGCGCAACCCCGGAAACGCAGATCCCGCCCGCGGCGGCGCGCACCATCCTGGCCCTCGATCTCGGCACCACCACCGGCTGGGCGCTGCGCGGCCATGACGGGCTGATCACCAGCGGCACTGCCAGCTTCAGGCCCGGCCGCTACGATGGCGGTGGTATGCGCTACCTGCGGTTCACCAACTGGCTGACCGAGATTGACCGGCTGTCCGGGCCGATTGAGGCGATATATTTCGAAGAAGTCCGGCGACATGCGGGCACCGACGCGAGCCACGTTTATGGGGGTCTGATGGCCACGCTGACCGCATGGGCGGAGCTGCGCGGGATCCCGTATGCTGGCGTGCCCGTGGGCACCATCAAGAAACACGCGGCTGGCCGAGGCAATGCGCCGAAGCAGGCGATGATCGACTCCGCCCGCGCCCGCGGGTTCTCGCCCGCTGACGACAACGAGGCCGATGCCATCGCCATCCTGCTCTGGGCCCTTGAGACGCAGGGAGGTGTGGCATGACCGGGATGCGGTATGCGCCAAAGGGCTACGGCGGTCACCGCCGCGACCCCGAGCAGGTCAGGCGCGATGGTTGGCACGAACAGCACATGCTGGCGGTCTCGCTCGATGACCACCGTCTGACCTGGCCGGAGCGCGAACTGGTACGTCAGCTGGGCGAGCGTCTGTACGGCAAACTCCCCGCTGTCAGGGAGGTGCGCAATGACTGACTGGACCACGGGGCGCGTACAGGACCGGCTGGAGCTCGCTGCGGACGTGTTCGCGCAGCTGCCCGCGGTGAAGCCGACCGGGTATTTCAACGCCTGGCCCGAGTACTTCCACAGCTTCGCCGATCACGTGGGCCAGGAGCCCGAGATGAAACGCCCGCGGCCCAGCCCGCGGGAGATCACGCAGGCCGATGAGGCCATGCTCTGGCTGCGCTGGCTGGAGCGAGACGACGCCCGGATCGTCTGGCTGCGCGCCAACCGCAAGCCGTGGAAGAAGATCACCTGGGAGATCGGCTTGAGCCGCCCGGCCGCCAACCGCCACTGGCAGTACGGCGTGGCATTGATCACCTGGCGGCTCAACGGGCGCGTGCCGTCCTCGAAGCGTTCGCGGCGCTTCGTGGTCGAGAACGCCGACGGGCTGTCAAGGAAAATCATTCTTTGAGGGGATTTTCGGGGAGACATCCGGGCGGGTTTCACGAACCGGCGCCGAGGGCTACAAACGGGATATGATCGCACGAGACATGAGCAAAAGGGACGATGGCCTGCACCGCTGGATTCCGGGGTCCACCCGGAGTCCGGTTCGGGATCCAAAGGGGAGACAGTTCGAAACCGGGCAAACGCCTACCGCCTGACCGGAAAAACTCTCTCCGCCGACCCGTAAGGCGTTGATTTTACGGTTCCTTTTCGTGCCCTTCGTATGCTGGGGGGCGCAGCGCGCAATTTCGCTAGCGTCAGGGCCGTTTTTTTGGGAGTCCACCCCGGTCGGAGTCCACCCCTAAAGCCCGAAATAACCACGCAATAACAGTTTCTTGGCAGGTGGACTCCGGGTGGATACCTGCGCCGTGGGAGTCCACCCTGGAATCCACTGGATTCCGCGCCGGCGGAGTCCACCCCGGCGCTTGCCGCCGGCCGCAGTGACGCCGGTCGCGTTCGACGCCGCCCGAACTGCACTCATCCACAACCAGGAGAGCAACCCCATGGTATCTGCCGTCACTCGCAAACCTCCGGCACATCTGGTAGCCGGGCCGGCAGGGATCGCCAGAGAGATCGTGCATGCGCGTGGAGCCACAGACCGAGCCCAATCAGATTTCCCGCGGGATCCTCACGATCTGCGCGGGCGTGGCGTTTCTGGTGGCGAACGACGCCATCGTCAAGGTGCTCACGGACCGCTACGACCCGGTGCAGATCATCTTCCTGCGCAACCTGATCGCGGTGCCGATGATCGCCGCGGCAGTGCTGATCCTGCGGGGACCGCATGCCCTGCGCACGCGGCACCCGGGGCTGCACGCGGCACGTGGGCTGCTGATGCTGCTCGGCGCCTATCTCTATTTCATCAGTCTGAGCTTCATGCCGCTGGCCGAGGCGACGACGCTGATCTTCTCGGCCCCGATTTTCATCACAGCGCTTTCGGTGCCGCTGCTGGGCGAAGCGGTGGGCTGGCGGCGCTGGGGGGCGGTCCTGCTGGGCTTCGTCGGCGTGCTGATCGTGGTGCAGCCCGGCGCGGCCGGGTTCCAGGCGGCGTCGCTGCTGCCGGTGGGGGCGGCGCTCCTCTATGCGCTGTTCATGATGTCCGCTCGATGGATCAGTCCGGGCGAGGGTCTCTGGACGATGATGCTGTTCGTGGTGCTGTTCCCGACGATCTACGCCGCGCCCTTCGCGCTGTGGGTCTGGTCGCCGATACAGGCCGGCGATCTGTGGCTGTTCGTCGCCATCGCGATTCTGGGCAGCCTCGGGATAACGCTGATTGGACAGGCGTTCCGAATGGCGCCTGCCGCGGTGGTCGCGCCTTTCGACTACACGGCGCTGATCTGGGCCACGCTGCTGGGTTGGCTGATCTGGGGCGACCTGCTGGCCTTCTGGACCATCGTGGGAGCCCTGATCATCGTTATGAGCGGCATCATCATCGTCCTGCGGGAGGCCGCTTCGCCACGGTGAGCGGCTGCGTGCAGGGCGGAGGGCTGGTTCAGTGACCCTCGCCTTCGCCCCCGAGCGGATCGAGCAGTGGCCGCTTGCGCGCCTGCAGCCCTATGCCCGCAATGCCAAGCAGCACGGCGCGGACCAGGTCGCAAAGCTGGCCGCCAGCATGGCCGAGTTCGGCTGGACCGTGCCCTGCCTCGTGGCCGAGGACGGCGAGTTGATCGCGGGCCACGGGCGCGTGCTGGCCGCGACGCAGCTGGGGCTGACCGAAGCGCCGGTGATCGTGCTGGGCCACCTGACCGAGGCGCAGCGGCGCGCCTATCGGATCGCCGACAATAAACTCACCGAACTTGGCACCTGGGACGAGGCGCTGCTGTCGGCCGAACTGAACGAATTGCTGGCCGAAGATTTCGACCTGTCGCTGGTCGGGTTCTCCGATAGTGAGATGGACAAGCTGCTGGCCTATGTGCCCGAAGAGGATGGCGACGAAGGCGGCGACGGGGGCTCCACGCCGCCGGTGGTCATCCCCGAACCGCCGCGCAACCCGGCGTCGCGCACGGGCGATCTGTGGATCCTCGGCGACCACCGGCTGCTCTGCGGCGACAGCACCAGCCACGAAGACGTCCGCCGCCTGATGAATGGCGAGCGCGCGGTGCTGTTCGCGACCGATCCGCCGTATCTGGTGGATTACGACGGCTCGAACCACCCGACGCGCAACAAGGACTGGTCGCAGTCCTACGGCAATACTTGGGACGACAGTTCGCAGGGCGCAGAGCTTTACGACGGGTTCATCGCCGCCGCCGTGGCCGAGGCGATCACCGAGGACGCCGCCTGGTACTGCTGGCACGCCTCCCGACGCCAGGCGATGCTCGAGGCCTGCTGGGAAAAAGCTGGAGCCTTCGTCCACCAGCAGATCATCTGGGTGAAGGACCGCGGGGTTCTGACCCGGTCCCACTACCTCTGGAAGCACGAGCCCTGTTTCATGGGCTGGCGCCGCCCGAACCGCCCGCCGAAGATCGCAGAGCAGACGCTGCCCTCGACCTGGGAGATGCCCAGTTTCACGAAGGATGAGCGGCCCGACCACCCGACGCCGAAACCGCTCGATGCATTCGGC